ATTATACCTATAACAAATTAAATTATAGCCCGGGGCGTTTTATTATTGACGAAGAAGTATATAATGAATTAATTATGTATATAAGGGAAATGATAGGATTTGTTCATAAAGGCCGCAAGGCTGGTAACTCTGCTACTGCAAAGATACTTATTATGGACGACCGTAAGAATCGTGCTAAAGACAGTAATAAACCATATGAATCTATATTTCATAATGGCATTATATCTTTGGTTAATACCGAAGAATTTTCTTATACGTACGAAACTGCATTTAACCTAACCATATATCAATTCACAAAATCATTACTTCAGATTCAAGGTAAAAAGCAAGCATGTGCTATGCTGCAAGGTTCTATGTCTGGTTTTGTTGATACATCCGGCATACCATCTGAAAGCTTTCAATGGACTTATAGTGAGGAAAAATATAATAAACGTAGTGGTAAAACGCTTAAAGGTTCTCTTGCTCCTAATGGTGGTAAGTTGAACATCAAATAATACAAAGACCGTCATGGTCTTATTTTTTTTGAAAGGAGAAACGATTATGCCTAACGCAATCAATTTTGATCAGTTAGTTATTGACCGTGTAGTTGATGCATGGTTCGAGAGCAAAACAAATCAGGAACTTATTGCTGTTCTTGATCAGGTTACAAACTTCTCTGTAAATACAAGTTCAGAGACAAAGGATAAGACAGATGCTCAGGGAGTTCTTCTTAAGAGATACTTCCTTTCAAAGTCTGTTGATATTTCTGGTGAGAACGCTGTATTCTCACTTAACATGGCTGCTATTCAGGCTGGTACTACAAAGAAGATGGGAACAGAGGTTACTCTTCCTCGTGTAATGCAGATCGCTAAGACTGATAGCCCATATGAACTCCCAGATGCTCCAATCGATGGAACACTTCTTGTTTATGGTACATCAGAGAATGGTATCGTTGATGTTTCTAAGAAGTATACAAAGGGAGATTCTGTAGGTGTTGATACATATGCAGTATCTACTGCTGGTGGAGTTACAACTCTCTCACTTCCTACAAATGCTACAGATACAGTACAGATCAAGTACGAGTACACAGTTGCTAGTGGCGACATTGCAGCTAGAGTAGATCAGACATCTGATAAGTTCCCAGCTGAGTGTAAGGCTACATTCAGAGTTCTTTGCTCTGATATCTGTGATGCTGAGACAGTACGTGCGCTTTATATCGTATTCCCAAGATTCCAGATGAGTCCTGATGTTGATCTTACATTCGATACAGATTCAACTCAGAGCTTTACTGCTACTGCTCTTAAGGATTACTGCGGTAAGGGACAGCTTCTGTACTACATTGCTATTGCAGAAGATTCTGACGAATACGATACAACTCAGTTTGTAGGTTAATCTTAAATTGATTTATGGGGAGGGTTTATTCCCTCCCTTAATCATGAAAGGAGAAACAAGAAATGGCAAAGAAACGTAAGTGCCTCACATGTGAACACGAGTATGAATACTGTCCAAAATGCGGAAACTCTAAAGATTACCCAGCATGGAAGACTGAATTCTGCGAGGAAAGCTGTAAGGAAATATTTAATGCTGTATCCGGTTATAACATGAATCTGATTACAGCTGATGATGTTAAGAAGGTACTGAAGAAGTATAATATTACAGATTTCAACAAGTATAAGAAGTCTATCAAAGACAAACTTATTGAGATAACTAGCACTGCTACTCCAGAAGTTGAAGAGGTAAAGACTGAGGAAATTAAGGTTGAAACCGAACAGCCTAAGGTTGAAGAGGTAAAACCAGAAACAAAAGCTGAGGTTAAGCCTGTATTCAAATCGGAGAACAAATATGACAAGAAGAAATTTGATAAGTAATACAATGAATAAGCCGACACTTTAATTATAGGTGTCGGCTATTTTTACTTCAGGAGTGATTATGAATATTAAACCTAGATTTTATTTACACGATTATGATGCTACTAAGGTAATGAAGGTATCAGATCCACGTAAACAAAAAATATATATAAAGAACGGATTATATCCTTGTGATATATACGTAGACAATAATGATAAGTTGGTGATGATATTTGAAAAGAAAACGTTAGTTTGAAGTGATTGGAGATGAATAAATGGAAATAACGAAAATAAACCTAGATAAATGTATATGTATTGTAAATCCCAAACAGGCCGCATTTTATTGGGGCGAAAAAGGAATTGATCCAATACATATATATCCAAGTATAGACAATAAAACAAAGCAACCAATAATTGTTTTTGTATTTAATAGATTAGATACGCATAATGCGTACAAAGAATGGATTGAACGAAGGTAGGTGGCAGTATGGATATATATATGGATAATGCTGCTTCTACTTGTGTAAAGGAAAATGTATTAAATGTATTTAATATGACTGCGAGATTATGTGGTAATCCGTCATCTATACATCGCAAAGGAACTCTTGCAAATGATTATATCAAGCATGCTCGAGACGAAATAAGTACCAAACTTAATTGTAATAGTGATGATATATTTTTTACTATGGGCGCTACCATGTCAAACCAGTTATGCATTCAGGGATTTATCAGTAAGAATCCTACGGGCATGGTGATTACTACTAATGTAGAACATGACGACATAATGATGTTAATGAACAATGTGCATTGTTTTAAACAGATAATGAAGGTGGATCATAACGGAATTATAAATGTCGGATGTTTAAAGTCGGTGCTTGACTATGCAACCAAAGAAATGGATGTGCCAGTATTGGTCGCAATACAGATGGCTAACTCTGAGACTGGTATTATACAACCAATTCAAGAAATTGGCGATTTGGTAAATCAATATGATAACGCGTACTTATATATGGATGCTACTCAATACATACCGTACTACCCTATTGATATGTGTGAGTTACATATTGACGGATTAGGTATGTCCGGTCAAAAGATTGGTGGAATTAAAGGCAGTGGGTTATTTGTCGCGCGTCAAAAGCTACGCAATAATATTAATCCGATTATTTATGGAGAACAAGGATTAATTGGTGGCACGTATCCTACTCCACTTATAGCTAGTTTGGAGGAGGCATTTCATTCAATAGATTATGATCTAACGATACTACGAGAAAATAGAGATGAACTACTTGCGTGTTTAAAAAGTATGGGCGGTGTATTAGTTGGTACAACCGACAATAGATTGCCGAATAATATATATATACGATTTCCGGGTGTTAGTGGTCTAACACTTATGAATCTACTTAGCGACCGTGGTATTTATATTGGTACTGGATCCGCATGTTCTTCTGAATCAGATGAACCTAGTCATGTGGCACTTGCTTATGGACTTACCACTAATGAAGCACTGGAGTGTGTGCGATTTACACTTAGTAACGAAACTACATATGGCGAAATAATTTATGTAGTCGAAACAATCAAAAGCTTACTACCGTTGTTAAGGTAGTGAAATAAATTTAAGAAGGAGGATGAAATATGAATATAAATGTAGGCGAACTTCTTCAAACCTTTTATATGCCAATAGTATTCTTCGCATGCTTATGTATTGGTTACATAATTAAGCGAATTGACTTTATAGCTGATAAGTACATCCCGCTTATCATGGGAATACTTGGTATAATATTTGGTTTCATAACAGCTGATTTTTCATTTAACTCGTTTGTGGGTGGACTTGCATCTGGTCTTGCTTCGACTGGATTCCATCAGGTATTCAAGCAGTTAATTGAAAAGCGAGATGAATATTAATGACACTCGATAAAATTTGGGATGCTATTTATCATAGTCCTAGTTTTGTACCGGGGCTAATAATTTTGTTTTTATCATTAGTGGAGGTGTCAAAAATCAAGTTGAATCCGTGGACAGCATTAGGACGACTCATTGGAAAATTTTTGGGCATTGAAGCGGTAAACAATAAAGTAGACACGCTCAATAAGAAACTTAATGAGTTAGACAACAAGGTGGACGAGAATGATACAGTGGCCGCTAGGGTGAGGATTCTGAGATTTGCATCAGAGATAATGGATCACAGATATCACAACAAAGACTCATGGGATCAGACCATGATAGATATAGCGAAATACGAGGACTACGTTACCGCTCATCCGAGATTTAAGAACGGTATCACCGAGCCAACAATTGAATATATTAAAGATCAATATAGAGTAAGAATGGAGAAAAACGATTGGGACAGAAAGAACGATTAGTTAGTCTCGATTTAGCAACTAAGAAATCTGGCATAGCTTTATTTGAAAATAAGAAATATAAAGAATCATATGTTATAGATTACGAAAAGATAAAAGATATAGACGAGCGCACTGAATTAATGGGTAAGAAATTAATCAGTGCGCTTAATTATTTTAAACCTACTCTGGTATATAGCGAGGATTCATTTAAAGGACGGAATCCAAAGGTTATGAAATGTTTATGTAAGATTCATGGAATTGTAATGGGGTGGTGTCTCGAACATGATGTTGAGTATCATTTCATAATGCCTTCTTCTTGGCGTAAGTATATACCAGATTTTCCTAACGGTAGATCCGCTACTCGAGACGAGCAAAAGGAATTTTCTGTTAATTATGTAAAGGATGTATATGGTATTACACCAAAGACAGACGATGAATCTGATGCAATCTTGATAGGTGAGGCCGTTATTAGAATGAAAAAGTAGTGTATATGTTGGGAGGTAGTTATATGTATTCAAGCGAAATCGAGACATTTTTAAAGGAACGAAATTATGTGGTCAATCCTGAGGAATGTAACATCTTGATGGATATCAATCAGAATCCACAGATTGACCACATGCAATATTTCAGTGGCGATAATCGGTATGTAATTTTTACAAACGATAACTATTGTTTTAAATTCTGGGTAAAACCAGATTGAGTAAAAGGAGAATGAATAATGGGAAAATTATATAAGATACTGGCGATTGTATTTGCCATATTCACAATACATATAAATATTAAGAATGCAAGAACTGCAACGGATTTTCTTATAGATGCATTTCTTGAGTACGATGAAGATGACGAGTGATTAGGAGGTATGAATAATGGGAAAGATATCAGTTGATGGATTTTTAAGAGAATACTCTGTAGCTGCAAAGCAGAACGGATCAGCTATGGAAACATTTATTAAGAAGCATATAGTGACAGACTATGTAGATTTTCTAACAAAGTCTGTGCATTGCGAATATATTGTTGATGCCACTTCTTATATTAAGGATGGCGACAAAAAGATTGTGAAGATTAATAGTATTAATAGATTTATGCTGTTTACTATGCGTCTGATTGATCTATATACTGACATTGAAATTAACTCCGAGAATATAGTCGGTGATTACGATAAATTAAATAAGGCTGGTGCGCTAAATGTGATTATTAGTGCAATACCAGATAGTGAGTATGCGGAGTTCTCTACTATTCTCAACATGCAGTTGGATGATTTTAGAGATAACCAATACTCTCTTACTGCTCTGCTTTATAACCTGAAGCAGAGTTTTTCTTTATCTGACGAAGTGCTTACGGAAGTACTGCAGAGTCCTGAAATACAGGAATTAGTAAAGAACACTGTAAACAAAGAATGATACTTTGACGGAGGTATTATGGTATGGCGTACAAATATTACAATCCAAACCCACATTCTAAATCAATTGGTGATTGTGTGGTGAGAGCTATCTCAAAAGTAATGGGATATAGTTGGGATCAAACTTATATTGAATTATGTATACAAGGATATTTAATGAAAGATTTCGGAGATAGTAATCAGGTGTGGGATTCTTATTTAAGAGGATGCGGATTTATACGAAAAGTCATACCTAATACATGTCCTGATTGTTATACCATAAAGGATTTTTGTGATGA